CATTAAACTCCATGATGTAAAGCTCGTAGAGTTCAATGCGAAGAGTGTAAAGGCGAGATAGGTTTAGGTTGCCACTAGCAACATCACGCAACCATTCCGTGTTGGTGTAGGTATTGCGATAGTTGGTGGTGAACATCCGCAACGCATCCACGCAAGCCCAAAAATTCCAACCCATATCCGTAGCGTGTTTCTGTGCCTTTTCAGGATCTTCTTCTCCTCCAGTAATCTTGAGCCAGAACTCAAGGGGGGTGTAGCTACGTTTGATGCAAAGCTCACCCAAGTTCGTGAGGTCTGCATACGTTTTATCTGGAATTAGCACATTGGAATTATGAAAACTCTTGGTGGGCCAACCATCCCTGTCTTCTGCAATTTCAAAACCCTTTCCATATAGGGTCATTTCTTCCACATCAAGCTCAACATTGTAGTTGTAGCTGTTCCATGAACGAAGCATCCGATCAAATCCAACACTAATAATATCACTCCACTCCTTCTTTTCTGTAGGATTTCCTATTTTAGTAGTAATGTTTGCGGCGGTATTGCGCTCCATTACCATGTCAACGAAGCTGGACTTCTGATTGTCCACGATAAACTTCATCTGACGGAATGGCACATTGCTCATTCCAGAAAGCTGACGGGAAGCTACCTGACTATAATCGGTAGGAGGAAAGCCCTTATAACATTTGAAAATTCTTCCCCATTTTCTCTCTCTTCCTGCGTTATCTAACCTTAGATTCCAACAGATAGTAAACGCATCATTGGCAGTTTGAACACGGCTAGTTGGAGCAACGCCATTAGAATTGATTGTGTTGAATCCCCAACTGGAGACTCCCTCACGATTTACGATGCGTTTTGATTTTGCCATTTTAGCCGAGGGCTTGGTTCATTGCTTGTCTGCGTTTTTGGCAAGCGGTGCAACCCTTTGCGGTTTGCTCAAGGTTTGTTTGAACCCCAAGGCTTGCCGCAACGCGATCTCCAAGGTTAGCAAAACGATGAATTACGTTCGCAACTTTGTCTCCTGCTTCTTGCCAATAGTATTGGCTAGGAATCCTACTGCAAACTTGTTGTTCGATCAAGTATTCTAAATTATCTGGAACTTGAACATTATTAATTGTCATGTCGCTTGATACCTTTTGGGCAAATTGTTTTCCAAAAACAGTATCCATTCCATTAACACGATAAGTATTTCCCTTATCGTCGCTGTATTCATACCAAAGTCCACCGGGGATAGGCCCGTTTTTATCCTTGAGTCTCACGATTTTTTGTTTTTGTTTCGCCAGCCTCGATATTCTTTTTTCTCAAAAGTTTTTATGGCGTGGCAGTTTGCACATCTTACAACACATTTTTCGATTTCTGGCAATGCTAATTCCCATTTATGATAAAGAGATATATCTTTTACCTTTTCACCATAAACATGATCAAAGTGTAATGCAACGGCATGAGCTTTGTATCCGCAATCAATACAACCATGTTGCAATTTGTAAGAACTTGCTTTTTCTTGAAAAATTTTCTTTTGAGGTACAACAGTTTTTAAGTTGTTCTCTTTAACTTTTTCTGGATTTATTAATCTCCAATTTTTGCTTTGCAAATTTCTTATCTCTTTGTATTTTTGATGGCTTTTTTTGCGACACTCTTTGTATTTTTCTTTGTTTGCGTCTCTCCATGCCTTGCTTTCAGCATTTGTTTTTTCTTTATTTTTAGAACGCCTTAATCTTCTAAGAAGGTTGCGCCTGTCTTTTTGCTCTTGCGTTAAAACATACGGCTTTTTGCTCATGTGAACCAAATGCTTGTATTAATTTATAAAATAAGTCAATAGTAAAACTTCACATGGACTACAACGGCATTTGTCTTGACTTGCCCAAAGACACAACATACGGGCTTTCCTTTGGAGAGAATGTTCCACAATTCATTCGTGAGTTGACGGCTTATAGATTGACTCGTGGAGAGTTTGGAAGGCGTGAACGGGTTAAAAATGGCATCAAGTTGGAACATACTGACCTAAAAAACCCTGCACAGCACATGGTCAACTGCTTTCAGTTGATTTATGGCAACGATGTTTTGCTCCAATCACAAGGAATCGCCAATAATTATGCCCTAGATATTATAGATTTGTTCTGTAATGAGAACGATTGGGGTATTGCAGGGTGTGCATCTAGCGGAAAAACCTTTTCTGTGGCGGCTTGCATCGTAATTGATTGGCTTTGCGCCCCTGATTGTACCTCCACATACGTTGCATCTACGTCTCTGGATGCTTCTGAAGACCGATTGTGGGGTAAGGTTTGCACTCTATACCGAATTGCAATGCGTAATTTACAGTCCAAATATGGTAAAGATGCCGCGATTGGAAACCTTGTTGAGTATCGTAGGATGATTGTTTTTGAGTCTATTGATACCAAAGATACAGAACGAGACTATACAAATGCCATAAAAGCGGTTGCTTTTCCAAAAGGAGGAGAGGGTCAAAAAGCTGTTGACAATATGCGAGGAAGAAAAAACGAACGAGTAAGGGTATTTTTGGACGAATTGGCTGAAATGGATTTGTATTGCCTCAATGTGCGATCCAATTTTACGGCAGGAAACGATGATGTTTTGTTTGGCGGCATGGCAAACCCATCAAATACTGCAAATAATCCTCATACGGAGTTGTGTGAACCCGATGATCCAATGGGATGGAATGCTGTAAATAGGTACACAAAAAGGTGGAAGACCCGTACAGGAATTGCTTTGCACCTTTCAGGAGAAGAAAGCCCTAATCTTCAAGCTCCAAACGCAGAAATACCTCCTTTTAGGAATTTTCTTACTTACAAAAAAATGGAGGCAACATTAAAAATATGCTATGGCAATAAAAATGCCCTAGAGTACTGGCGAAATGTGTATGGTTGGTGGCCTGATTCCTCTGTAGAGCTTACAATCTTTTCAAAACAGTTTATTCAAGGATGCGATATTGCTTGGGAGCCTGTTTGGAGTAACAGGACAAAGGTTGTTTGCGGATTTGACCCTGCATTTACGGCTGGTGGAGATAGATGTGCCGCTACTTTTTGCCGATTTGGGGCAAATGATACTGGTAGAAATGTAGGTTTCTATCTTGGAACCAAAGAATACACCAGTTCTGTTGGAGAAGTTTTTGAGGAAAGTATCGCAATGCAAGTGGTACAGGATTGCTTGGAGTATGGAGTCCACCCAAGGGACTTTGGTTTGGATATTTCAGGTGATGGCGGCAAGATGATGAGAGCAATCATCATTGAATGGAGCAAATTCAATCCTGAAGCCATGTTCATCTTCCCGATTTCCTCAATGGGAATGCCTACGGAAAGGAAGATCAGCAATCTGGATAAGAGAACTTGCAAAGAAGCCTATGATCGGCTTGTCACGGAGTATTGGTTTGCTGTTCATACGGCTATGTCCACGCGATCCCTTGTTGGTATCGACATGGATAAGAACTCGCAAGTCATAGCGGAACTTTGTTCTAGGTTGTATTACCACAAAGGTAGAAAGGTTGCTGTTGAGAAGAAGCTCGACATGAAGCAACGTATCAAGAAGTCGCCCGACTTGGCTGACTCTCTGACGTATGCTGTACAGATGCTCCGTAGGGCAGGGCTAGAGTTTACCTTTGAGGATGAAGAAGCAGAGTCTCTGGATATCGTAGAGATCAGAGATTGGGAGCAGAGATTGATCCACAGCAAGAATAGCCCTGAAGAAAAGGCTATGGATGATGATTGGGGCTATGGCGGGAATGGGGTGGATGAAGATGGATTTTAGGTTCATTTATACAATCAAGTACTAATTCGTTTACAATTAGTAGATGACCTTGCCCCCTATCTCGCAGGAAGTCCCCAATGGGGGCTTGTCAAGGGCAAGGAACCTTTGAAGAAACCCAAGTGCCGATCCTCCTTGTTTCTGCGACTCAAGGGGAGAAGGCGGTCGAGGGTATAGAAGCTACGGTATCCCTTAAGCTCCAAAGAAAATTTATTGTTGACGCACGGATTGGTCAATGAAAGATTTCAATCATCGCAAGATTGAGGCCAAGCATGAATGCGTCCCATGTAGGCCAAGAAAGCGGCGGTAGCGAACCAAAACGCTATCCCCGTCTGCTAGGAGAAAAATGTTCTGCCCTCGGCTATTGTTGAGGGTAGCGATTTTTCGCCAGCAAATCTTTTCTGGGGGGTAGGGGGGTTTGTTGGACTTTTTAGC